ATTTCTTTACGCGATGGTTTCACGGGGCCTCCTTTCATACCGCCACACAGTCCGTTAGTTGCGCCATGGTCGTAATCTCCGCCCCGCACCACTCCGGGAGGTTTGCCCTCACCAGAGCCGTCGCCATGGGCGGACACACGGCAAGCTCGATTCCGGTTGACGCACCACCGGGGCCACATCAGCGGCGCACATTGTCAACAAATCACGCTGGATAATAGATAACATGCGATTTTGCGCTACGCTGTTTGTTGGTTTTCGTTCCCGCAAAATTACCTTCACAGCAGCGGCCCTATCAATGTATTCAGCCATCCTCATCCCCTCCAAATTCCGCTTCGTACTGTTCAGGAGTGATAACCTCAATGTCCTTTGCGGAGTAGCCCAAGGTGTCGAGGCACATCAACCGGACCAGCTTTTCCTTGTCAATAGACGCCGCAGCGTCCTCATAGGATACGCCGGGTTTTGCCTCAAAGCTGATTTGAGCGCCGAACGCCCCAGCCACGCTAAAGCAGATTTTGTATTCAGCCATCCTTCATCGCCCCCAATGCGTTCTCCGCCTCCTCGCGGGTGAGAAATACGTTCTTGCCAAATCCGTTTAGCGATATGCCATACTCCCGCCCTCTGGCTCCTATTGGCTCAAGGCCAATAAAGCCGATTTTATTGCCCATACCAATCTGCTTGACCTCGCACTCGCTTATATGCTTATCCGTGTCCAGCAAGGCGAACACCCGCTGGCCCACCTTGCACGGCAGTACCACCAGCCGCCCGTCCTTGTCGGCTTCTTGATATTTTTTGAGTTCCATGAGAGCGCTGTGCAATTTTGCCATTTCCAGACCGCTAAAGTGCTCATCTTTCATCGACTTGATTTCATCCGGCGTCAGCCCTGTGTCCTCGTAGGCGGCGAGACGCTCAACCAGACGATCAAACGATGGGCAATCTATGCAATCCATGTCCACATTGCAGTTACCAGAACACTTCATGTAATGGTCGGTGCCAAGATAGTGCTTTTCCGTCATTCGTTCCATCACTCCACCTCCTGCATCCAGAACTCGCGGCGGCAATCGGTGCACTTCCTGCGAATGTTTAGACACCCGCCTCCATCCTTTCTGTGCGAGGAGGAAATTACTGTAGGGCATACACTCAACACGCCGTTATCATCTATCTGAGCCTCCGGGTACTGCTCCAGAAACTCGCTCTGACGCGTCTTGCGCGGGTGCGCAGTTGCCCATTCTTCCACTTCTCGGACCACTTCTTCTGCCGGAGTGCCCATGTTAAACATGCTGTGCTTAGGGTTTTCGCCCGTCACGGCAAACATCCGACGTCGCTCTATCACAAACCTTACAGCGTCCATATCATTCTCCTTTCTCCAGCATATCAGCCGCTGTTCTCAAATCATCCGGCAGCATAATAGGTACCTCGTAAATATTCGCATCGGCCCATTCTGCATATTCGCGCAGGGTTGCGGCAATTTCTTTACGCGATGGTTTCACGGGGCCTCCTTTCATACCGCCACACAGTCCGTCAGTTGTGCCATGGTCGTGATCTCCGCCCCGCACCACTCTGGGAGGTTTGCCCTCACCAGAGCCGTCGCCATGGGCGGACACACGGCATTTCCGCAGCGGGCCACTTGTGCACTCTTTTTGTACTCGTTGCCCAAATAGTCGTGGTCAATGATGTAATCCGCCGGGAACCCCATCGCGTTGTACAGCTCACGGGGAGACAGCATCCGCAGTCCGATATCCGCGATGTAGTACAGTGCGCCGCTGATCTCCAGCAGAAGCACCTCGTCCTCCGCCAGCGTGTAGCCGCAGAACTCGTTCAGCAGAGCGCGAATCTCCGGCCAGTGTCCCAAGTTATCACCTCTGTGCATCTTCGCCATGCATGCCACGCATTCGGCGAACTCCCCGGCGCTGGTGGTCACGGTCTGCATCGGCTCTTTCATGCCGTGCCCCAGGTTGTCGCTCTTGAACTTCACCACATGGGCGGCCACCACGGCCTCACGATCATGGCTTGTTACCGTGTGCATAGCGTCCGTAATGTCCAGCGGTCTGCCGCCGGTGTAATACTCCACCAGTTGTTTTCCTCCATTCTTCTTTTCCCTTCTTACTCATACGGTACGCCGATGTATTCCAGCACATCCCGCAGCCCCAGCTTGTCCATGCAATAGGCGTACTGCTTCGGATGCGTGACCTTCATACGCTGGAAGCGGTTTGGCTCCTTCTCCAGATGCACACCGTACATACAGTACATACACCCAGTCCTGTCGCATCCGGTAGTGATAAGTGCATCGTCTCCCACGATCTCGCCGTATACAGACGCATACGGCACATGGTACGCCATGATGTAGCGTAGCACATCTTGTTCCGTCCAAAACGATAGCGGCGCAGACCTCGGACGCCCAGTGTCAAAGGCATTACAACCGACCTTCGCCCATTGCGTCTGACGCAGGCGGCTTTCACACGCCATGGTTCCCAAGATGGGTTTTCTCCCGGTCTGTCGCTCATACCGTTTGGCCGGTTTTTTCTTCATCACGCTGCAACATTTGTGCGATACGCAAAATGGGGCGTCTACCAAATACTGCCACTTGGGAGACTTATAGGCTGACGGTGTACCATCTGGATTGCGCCCCGCCAAGCACTCGGCGGCCCAATCTGCCCCACGCTTAGCGTAGTAGACCCGCTCGGATATCTCCTTGCTGATGACCGGATACCCGTACTTCTTGATGACTTCATCAAACCGCATTTCAGGCCGAAGAATATCAACGTCTGGATTGAAGCAGTCATATTTTCCGGCTTTGACCTCCCGGACAAACCGCTGAATCTCTGGATATTCCAGCCCGGTATTGACAAACACTGCCGGAACATCGGAGTACATGGAATCAACGATGTGCTTTAGAACCGTGCTGTCCTTGCCACCGCTGAAAGAAACATAGACTTGTCCATCAAAGTAGTCATACCATTCGCGGATTCTGCGCTTGGTCATCAGGATTTTTCCGGCCAGCGGCACAGCCTGCATCTGCTGAAGATCGCCTTTTGTATGCTTATTATCTGCCATTTCATACTCCCATTAGGTCGAAAAGGGAAATGTTCACGTCCTCCCGCTCGTACTCCTCGAGATAACCCACAGCATCGCGGAAATACCCGTTGTTCAGCTCGATGGTATACCCGCGCCGCCCGGCCTTCATCGCTTCCAGGGCGACAGTGCCAAGTCCGCCGAAGGGGTCCAGCACCAATTCCCCGGGATTGCTGTAGCGATTGATGAGCCTGTCTACAATATCCAACTGGAGCGGGCAAACGTGCATTTGCTGGCGGCGCTGGCTCTGCGTGGTGTTTAAGGTTCGCATCCGGTTGATATCGTCCCATACTTGGTCTGTCCAGCTTCCGGGGGCTACCACCATGAACGTGGCGGGCAGTTTGTCCTCTGCGTCCAGTTCCTTCGCCATGCGGACATGTTCCGCGTAATCGTACACGGTCCCTCGGCTGTACTTCCGGTATGCCGCCTGAATCTTCCCTGTGTCCATGGCCATGATCTCGCCTTTGGTAACGAGCCTGTCGCCAGAGGAACGCCAAAAACCATGCGCGTCGATCTGCCATTGCGCCCGAGTATACTCGTCCTTGCTTTTTGCCACTTTTTCGTCGGCGTAAGCCTTGCTCTTATCTGTGGGCAGTTTGCGGAACAGCAAAATGTATTCGGGGCAGCCAACCCCCATCTTGGAGCCGTCCTTGCACTGTTCCGTCCAGCCAAGCCGGTATGTCTGGTTGTTTTCCCTCACCACGTCCGTTACCACGGTGATCATGCCGAAATAGGCAAAGCCGTGTTGCATATAGTGCCGGATGCACATCGCGTGGAACGGTTCCATGGTTGGCATTCCCATCCCGGTGGCGTTGCCAAACAGCACCCGATCCTTTACGTGGCAGCAGAACACCCGCCCAGGCTTCAGCACCTTCAGCAGGTTGGGGGACAGATAGTCCATCTGTTCGAAAAACCGCTTGGTGTCCTCGTTGTGCCCAAAGTCGTTGTAGCTGGGTGTGTACTCATAGTGGTTGGAAAACGGGATACTGGTAACGATCAGGCCCACGCTGTTTTCCGCCATCTTCGCCGTTTCCTCTACGCAGTCGTTATTCACGGCGATGAAATTCTTTCCCTTGATTTCCACTCTTTCAACTCCTATGCTCCGGCTCATTTTCTCCGTCTGTGCCTCACCGGAAAGCCCGTATTTCTGGACGATCTCCCGCATTCGTGCCTGCATGTCGTTGTGTTGCTTCCACTTCTGCATCAGGACACGGTAGATGGGGTCCTCCGCTTCTGTGTAGATGATGTCGATAATCACCTGTTCCGTTTGCAGGAACCTGTAAATTCGGTGGATTGCCTGAATGAAATCGTTGAACTCATAGTCAATCCCAATGAAGATAGCCCGGTGGCAGTGCCTCTGGAAATTGCACCCGGAGCCGGACAGGCTCTTTTTCGTTGCAAACAGTCGCGTTCGCCCTTCCGAAAAATCTATTACCCGGCGCTCTCGCTCGTCGTAGTCCATACTACCGAAGATGTCCACGGTTTCCGGCAGGGCTTTCTTGATTTCGTGGCGCTCCGCTTCCAGATCATGCCACAGGACGAAATGCGCTTCGGGGTCGCTGTCTACGATTTCTTTGGCTACGGCGACGCGCCGCTGAATGCTGTCACGCTTCTCACGCGCGGCCTCCGCCAGGGAGGTTGCCGCGTCGTTCATCAGCTTGTACTGCCCATCCCGGTCCGTTTCTGTGCCATAGTCGTCCGGAACGATATGCACCCGGACGTCCAACGGGGGAAGGTCATACCCGGTATCGTCATATCCTAAATCGGAGGGCTTCCCCACGAACAGCGCCCACGAAGATACCCAGAGCCAGAATTCATCTTCTTTGTGCGGGTACAGGGTAAGGTTGTTTGCCTTGGTGCTGTCGCGCTGGAAAAACCGTGTCAGGGCCTGCCCCGTGTCCATGATCTCCAGATATCCAGCATAGTGGATAAGCTCCTTGTACCGGTTGGGCGACGGTGTGGCCGTGCAGACCAGTTTATACTTCACGCCCCGGAACTTGGGCAGGAAGGTTTGATATGTCTTGCTCCCGAAACTGCGCAGCACGGACGCTTCATCCAGCGCTACGGCTGTGAACTGTGTTGGATCGATGTCGCCGTCGCGCACCCGTTCATAGTTGGTCATGACGATCTCAGCATCTGTTCCGGCCAGGTCCTGCATTTTGGTGATATACACCGGAGCCGGATAGCCCAAGATCTTTTCGGCGTCACGGGCAAACTCCTGCCGCACACCCAGCGGGAGCACGACAAGCGCCCTGCCTCCATCGTGTGCCACCGCCTGGTGGCAAAATTCGATTTCCTGCACCGTTTTACCCAGGCCGAACGACTGGAACAGCGCCCGCCGTCCGCCTCGCAGCGCCCAGATTACAGAATCCCGCTGGTGCGGTTTCAGAGCCGGGTTGATCTTCCCAGGGGCAACGTCGAATCCGCTTTTCTTGGCCAAGACGATCTTGGAGCGCAGGAACTTGAGATAGTCGCTCACCATTCCACCGTCACCTTGCCGCTCTCCGGCACCGCCACCCGCAGGAACATCGCCAGGTCCGTAAAGCTGGTATAGTTAAACTCCATGCGGGCATGCTCCAGAATCAATCTCTTCCCGGATTCCTGAGCCGTAGGTTCTTCGGTGGGCGTCTCTGCGGCAGTCTGCTGTTCGGCGTTCGCCCACTCTGCAACCTTCCGGTTCCACAGTGGCAAATTCCCATTTCCGCGCGCAAACGGTGCCCCGGCGGCTTTTGCGGCGGCTCTTATGGTCGTGTCTGACGCGCCCATTTCATCCGCCAGCCAGCTTGCAGTACCGCCGAAGCTCCGCATGTTGCGAAAGCACTCGCGTTTCAGGTCCTTCGGCAGTGTCTTGAACTCCGGCCACGGCATGGGCCGGGTGATGTTGTAGCTTTTCACTTCTCCATTTTTCTCCCTTCTTTGCTTCGCGGTCAGGTTGTCGCTGGGCAGCGTACACCCGCCGCGCTTTCGGCTGATATGCGCAAACGCGCCTCGCGCTGTGCGCTTTTTCTGCATGCAATCGTAGTCAAAGTCATTCATACCGGCTGATATACACCTCCGTCCGGGGGTTGTCCTTGTCGTACAACACCCGGCTTCCATCGTGGGATACGATGATGCTGCTGTTGTCATCCGCCAGGGTCCCGGCATACACCAGGATATCGTCGATGGACTCCAGCAGGTTGGTTAAGTCCACCTTGCGCCGGGTGGGCATATAAAACAGGCACTTAACCTCCACCGGTTCTGCGATGGTCTCCCCGCCCTTGCAATGCCATGCGGCGGCCTGCTGGTACGTCTCGTACTGTGCGGACGGCAACACCATCGGCGCACCATACCGCCCTCGCACAATGCGCTGGTGGTTCTTCTTTGTCACAGGGGGCATGGGAATAACGATCTTTTTCATCTCACCCTCACTTCACTATGCGGCCCGTGTTGGGAAAATAAGCCATCCTCACCATCCCGGTGGGGCCGCGTCTGTTTTTGTCCAGGTATAGCTCCAGCATGTCCGGGTCCCATTCGCCCCGTTCCTCCTTCTCACACGGGCGGTGCAGCAGTGTCACAGTGTCCGCGTCCTGCTCGATCGCGCCGGACTCCCGCAGGTTGGCCATAGTGGCCCGGAACTCGCCGCCACGGTCTGATGCACCGGCTCTGTTCAGCTGGCACAGGCACAGTAGTGGGATATCCATCCGCATGGCCAGCAGTTTTGCCGACCGGCTGTTTTTCGTGGTGCTCTCGTAGAGCGTGGCTTTCTTGTTTTCCTGCTCCAGCAGGCCGATGTGGTCCAGCACAATCAACCCCGGTCGCTCTTTGTATGCCAGCGCCGTCACTCCCCGCATGTCCATGCCAGTCCGCCGGTTAAACACGATTGGCAACTCGGACAGTTTGGCGGACGCTTCCGCGTACTTGGCGTATTCTGCCTCTGTCAGGGTGCCGCCAAACATCAGCAGCCGGGAGGATATCCCCGCTATGTTGGCCGTCAATCTGCTGGTGCAGTCGTCCGGTGACATCTCCAGGGAGATATACAGCACCTTCACGCCGCGTTTTGCCGCATTGAGGGCGATTTGCATAGCCAGGGCAGATTTACCCTTTCCGGGCCGTGCGGCGACGATGTGAAACCCGCCGTTGATAAGCCCACCGCCCAGCAATCGGTCAAATTCCTGCAAGCCGGTCTTGACGTATGGTGGAGGACCGCCAGCAAACCCCTTGTCAACGCGATTTTTAAGGCACTTCACGGCCTCGGAGACTTCCAGCCCCCCGGATACCCCCGCTCCGTCCTGAATCGCCGCGACGGCTTCCTGCGCTGTTCTGAGCGCATCCTGTGGAGATAGATCTGCTGTTCGGAGTTCCTCGCCCAAATCCCTGAGTTTCCGGCCCATAGATGCATCCCGCATCCCAGACACCCACACGTCGATGTTGGCGGTAGTCACGACAACCTCCATGCAGTCCGTCATGATCTTGCTGGTCACGTTGTCATTGCGGCTGGATGCGTCCATCAGCACGGACGGAGCATCCGCTGGGGCCCCGGCTTCATTCCGCCGCTGGATGGCCCGGAACAGCTCTGCGTATTCCGGCACCAGGAAGTCATCCGGAGACAGCTCTGCGGCGGCTTCGTAGCATTCTGGCTGGATGAGCAGCGCCCCAATGACGTTTTGCTCCAGGTAGAGAGAGTCCAGCATACGTCATTCCTCCTGCGTCCAGCCGCCGGTGTCGGAGTTGTACGTCCATTTTGGGGACTTCTGCTCCGCTGGCGGCTTTGGGTTGTCCCGGTAATGCCATGTGCGGACGGCAGCTTTCCAGTCCTTCATGTGGTTTTTGCCGACCATCCAGCCCTTCTGCTGGTAGAAGGCCACAAAGCGATCTGCGTTGACGTGATAGCCCTTCTCACGGACATACTCCGCCACAGCATCAACGGTTGGTGGGGAGAAACGCGCGGCGTGCGCGTTTTTCTCTCTTGGATTCGGATTGGATTCGGATTCGGATTCAGGCGGTGACTCGCCGTGACTCACCGTGACACACCGTGACTCACCGTGGATAACCATGGAATCCTGCACATTTGCGGATTCCGGCGGGTCGGGGAACTTGGCTTTCTTCTGCTGTATCCTCTGATACTTAGCCCAGCCCGGCAGGCAAAAATAGGGTTCTCCTGCAACCTCATAGAGGAGAATGCTACCATTGCGGTCCAGTGCATCAAGGCCCTTCTGAATATCCTGTTCCCGGATTGCCCGGCGGGGAAACACGAAACCCTTCAAGATTTCGGGGTCCGCGCTCCCGCGCCCGTAATCATCCACGTAAGTCAGTAAGTACGCCCAAAGGCGAAATTGGAAGTCCGTGAGACGGTTGATAGATTTGCTCGTGCGTATTTTCTCGTTTATGATTCTATTCGGCATAGCGGGCCCCCGTCAGAACGGAAAGTCTCCATCATCTTCGATCTCGTCAAATTCCTGATCGTCGACTGTGCGGGACTCCTGGGGTTTGCTGTCCCGCTTGGAATCCGCGAAATACACGTTATCGGCCACCACCTCCACGGACTTGCGGCGATTTCCGTCCTTGTCCTGCCAGTCGCGGACCTGAATGCGGCCCTCCACCACGGCCATGCGCCCCTTGGAGAAATACTTGGACACAAACTCGGCGGTGGTGCGCCATGCAACCACGTCAATAAAATCCGTGTCCTTAGTGCCGTCCGCGTTCTTAAAGTCCCGGTCTACCGCCAGTGTAAAGCTGGTGACGGCTGTACCGTTCTGTGTCCTGCGCAGCTCCGGATCGCGTGTCAACCGGCCCATGATGAAAATCTTGTTCAGCATCTCTTATTTCCTCTCATAAATAGCTTTTCCCGAATTCGCGGCGAAAGTCCGCCTCCGTCCATCTCTGCTCCTCCATCGCCTTGAGCTGCCCGTACCGTCTCAAACGGCGCATCTGGTCTCCGTTCTTGTGTACCGCGCCGCGCCCGTTCCGGTGGCAGCGATTGCCGCACAGATACACCACAAGGCCGTACTTCTCGCTTTTCTTCCGATTCGCGCCGCCAAAAATGTGGTGACGCTCCAGCGGGTCACCGGAGTCATTCCGGCCGCACAAAAAGCATCTTTTGTCGTTCATACGCTAACCTCTCCCCACCGGCTAACGATGGCATCCAGTTCTCGCGGCGGCAGGGTCTCAACGCCCTGCGCCTTGCATTCCTGGATGATGATCTCGATCAGTCGGCTCATCTGGGCGGTATCGTAGTCGCTGGACCCCATATATGTCCGAATATTGTGATATCCGGGGATAGAGCGGCATGGCCCCAGGTCCTCCGTAAAGCGCCCGATGTGCCCGGCACACCAAATACGGTTCCAGTACTCAATCCGGTCCTCTTTCACCGGGATCACGTCGTAGTTGTCGCCCACGTCCCGGATGCAGTCCCGGTAAACGTTGTCCGGCGTGACTGGTGCTTCCTTAGTGCTCAGCACCGCCGCCAGCTTTCCAATCAGCGTCCAAGCGTATGCATTGGCGTCCAGACTCCGCTTTTTACGGTATTCCTTGATCTCCACGGCGCACTTCCGCGGTTTCATTTCTCCGACGAACTTGGCGGCGTCCCGGCGGGGGATGGAGAGGCAGAGATAGGTGTCCTCTCCATCCACGATCACCTTGGCCCGCTCAAAAACGGCCTTCATGGCTTAAAAGCCCTCCGGCTCTTCCGTCGGCTGCGGAGCCTCCGGCGCTGAGGATGCGAAATCTTCCGCTCTGGGTTCGATTGCCTGCTGCGGAGCATCCATGTCCACCGGAGCGGACGCCAGATCGCTCACGTCAATATTCATCTCCGTGGGGTCATACATGCCCTCCAAGTCCTCGGGGAAGGCCTCACGCAAGGCCTGGACCAACGCCACCTTGCGGATCATGGTGGCCGGTTTCTTGGTCCACTGTTCGTTGACCTCTCCGGTTTTCTTCAGACCGACGTATTCTTCAAATGCCACAGAAATCTCGATGGGCTCCTGGTATCCGCGGACGAAAACCTTGGCCCAGCCGCCCACCAGCTCCTCGCCTTTCAAGACGATGGCGCCGATCCGGTTCTCCATGACTCCGGTTTCTGTGTTCAGAACCACCACTCCCGCCTGCTGCCCGCAAAATGCGGTGTTCCGCATGGCCCGCTTCGTGATGGCATCCTTGCCCACCACAATGGTGGCCGGGCTGTTCCCGTACTTAATCAGGTAAGCCTCCCGCAGGAACGGGTTCAAATGCTGGAACCGGCAGAGGTTCAGGAACATCACGATCTCCTGGTCCGTCACGGCGCCGTTTCCGTTCACCAGATACTTCCGGATGATATTCGGGGAGAGCCTGACGACCTCCTCACCGCACTTAAAATCCACAACCTTGTCGTTGGCTGTCTTTTTCGTCGCTGCAATGCTGTTATTCAATGCCATGGTATTCTCCTCCTCAAATCTTCGTGTATTGGATGCCGTTGCTGGAAAGGAACTGCTTCAGCGCCGTTGCCTGTGGTTGTGTCAGATGGAATTCCAGCCGCAGCAGGTACAGCTTTTCCTGAACCCGGGGCTGCTCCACAATTTTTTCGTTATCCACTGCCATGGATGCCTCCCGCTTTTTGGCGGCCTCTGCGGCATCCTGAAGGGCCTTCTTGTGGCGCAACGCTGCGCCGATGTCCAGCGTCTCCATGTACTTTGCCCGGACGGCGGTGGAAAACTCCGGTTCGATGGTGTCCAGCACGGTCAGATCGTCGTCGATATTATCCGCCAGGTTTCCGATGGCCTCGCCCACGGCCTCAATCTTGAATGTGGTATTCAGCCATCGCTGGTCAAAAATACGATCCAAAGGCATGATGGCTTTGATCTCGTCCGGCACAATCTCGTCGTAAACAGTTTCAATGGCCTTCCGCTTCTCCTCCCGGCGCTGTTCCTCGAAAACCTTTAGCTGCCCGTCGATGGCGGCCACCGGGGCGTCGATCATGGCCACCAGCTCCTTGACCTTGGCCTCAAAATCGGTGTAGGGCGCCATGCACTCCTTCTTGATCTCCTTGCGCTTGGACTCCACGGCCTCCCGCAGTTTGTTCAGTTTGGCCTTTTCGGCCTTGCCCTCCTTGATGGTGTCCTCCGTGACCACCAGGTTGTTGTAATAGTCCAGCTTCTCAGCCAGCTCCGCCTTCAGCTCCTCAAAGTTGAAGCCGATTTCCTTCGGCAGTGCGGTGGTCAAATCCGTGCTCATGATAAATTCCATGGTCTTTTCTCCTTTTCTCGTTAAATCTCCGGGAGCTTCAGGTTTGGGCGCTTTTTTGCTTCCACAGAACGCCAAAATCTGATTCCCTCCGCCTTGGTGCTTTGGATATCGTCCAAAACCTCTTCCCGCTCGATCAGATACTCCCTGGTGTCCTTCCGGTGATTCCCCTCCCGGTCGGTCCACTTGATCTGCGCCAGCAGCCATACAAATTCCCATCCGGCGGCGATCATCTGCCAGATGACTTGGCAGTAATACTGGTCCGGGATGCGGCCATTCCAATGGTCCCACTGCCCGGGGTTCTTGATCTCCGTTGTCTTGATCTCCATCCCGCCATGGCGGCCCGTCTCCCGCTCCGTCAGCTCTCCGTCCGGGGTGCAGAAGATGAACGGGTACTCACTGTTGCGGATGATCTTGTATGGGCTGTCGTATGTAACCTCCATTTCAGGATGGTCCAAGGAGAACAGCGCCCGCAGGTGCGGCTCCGCGTCATGCCCATACTGGACGAATGGCTTCCCGGAAATATCCTCCGGCTCCCGGAGCCCGGTTTTTTCCAGCCAAAGCTCTTCATTGCTTTTCCAGTTGCTCATCCCCATCATGGCCCCGGCGTCGGATGCGCCGATGCCGTACTTCCGCTCTTCTTTCCATGCTTCAAGGGTCTCCGGAAGGACAATGATGCTCATTCCTCGTCCTCCTCCATATACCGGTCGCCCCGCCGCTTTCAGCACGTCCCGCATCGTCTTCCCTCCCTATTAATTTTACTTCCCCGGCCTGTCCAGTTTGTCCAGCAGCCACATAAACAGATAACTCACCGTAGCGGCCCCGATATACGTCAGCGCCCATGCAAACGCGCTCATTTCGCACCTCCGCTATCCTTGCCGTTCGGCACAAGGCCGACAAACTCAAGTCCTCTGTTCCTGGCGTAAATCTCGCCCATGATCGTCCCCAGCTTTACGGGGTCAGGGGGCGTGACCCAAATGATTTTGTACTCTGGCTTTTTACTCATTGCCTTTTCCTTTCCCCTGTGCTAAAATAGCCACAGGACACATATCTAAGCCTAAGATTTGTCCCACCCGCCCCGCTCGATGCTGCAACATTGGGCGGGGCATTTTTTACTGCCCATCGCTGGATTTCAGCAGCGCGTCCACGGTAACGCCGAAGTAGTCGGCGATGGCTTTCACGGTGTCAATGCGCGGAGCATTGATACTGCCATTCCACTTCCCAATCGCGCCATTTGCGATGCCGCACGCTCTCTCAAGCGCCCAAATGCTGATATTTCGCTCATCGCAAAGGCGCTTGACGTTCTCATAAATCACTCTCGATCCTCCTTTCACACTTATTCGCATTGTCCTTGACAATGCGAATTTTCTATAGCGTAGCATAGAAAATTTTGAGGGAATTGCCCCCACGCTCTTGACAAGAAGATAGAAAATGCGCTATTATAGTTTTGCAGACATAATTCAACATTTTCTAAGGCCCGCATTCGGTGGGGGCTTGGTTTTTGTCACCCTCTGAAAGCTATTATAGTAGAAAATCTGCTACTTGTCAATAGCTAACTCGCTACAAAAGAAATATTTTTTCCTATGAATACACGTAATAAAATCATCGTCCAAAACATAAGAAGCTTTGCGCAAATACGCGGGACCTCGATCAAGCAAATAGAGAAAGACCTTGGCCTTGGGAATGGAATGATTGGTAAGTGGGAAGATTCCAAAAAAAGCCCGCCGTTTGAAACCATTGAAGTAATTGCAAATTACTTGGGGGCGTCTATTCTTGAGCTGGCGGGAATAACGCCGAGCGAGAACGAAAAAGCCCCCGCCACAGAGGGCGAGGGCTTAAGCGCAGCAAAGAAAGCGCTATTGGTAGCTATTGATGATTTGTCCGACGCTCAGTGTGAAAAACTCCTTCCGATTGTATTGAGCGCAAAACAAGTACTATGAGTAATGTTTTTATTCCGACTAATCCGCATGATAAGATATTGACCGATGCAGAGCGGCAAAAGTGGGAAAGCGATCTTGATAACAAGAAAGATGACTTCCCGTATATCGCTTTGACAAAGGCGCAGCTAAAGCTTTTAAAGCAAGCGCGAACCGATGCCGTATTGATAACCGCGCATAATGAAAATGATGCTGATGTACTCTGCGGTCATAGCTTTGCATATTGCCTTGTAAATGGCGAAAAGCGAGGGCTTATTGCTCGCCAAAGAGGGGCTAATTATCTTGCATATGCGCAGAAAGAAAACTCCCAAGCGTGGTCTATAACGGCGAGGGATTGCCTCGTTGCTGCAATAGGTGCTGTTTTCGGGTTTCTGCTGAATTGCTTGTTCTCTGGTTAATTATATTGCCACTGAATGTTCAGCGCCTCTCGGATAGCTTCAGCTTTTTCGGGGGTAATGTCTGTCGGCTCGTAGTCTTTGCAGGGATTGTCTTTCCCGCAGCCAAGAACGTACCAACCACCCCAAGTAGTATAGCGGACCACAACATGCTTGCACCCAGAGCACGCGATGCTTTTGCATTTCGGAAGCGCCGCTTTGTCAATGATGGCAGATCGGCGGTTGTATTCTCGCTCCGCTTCCTGCGCCTCTGCAAGCTGCAATTTAAGTTTGCGGTTTTCTTCCCGCAGATTATTTAATTCTCTTCTTGCAATAAACATTCCAGCCTCCATAAAACATATTCCGCCTGGCTGTCAGTAAGTGATAGCACCTCAGATTTTAGGCGCTCTCTAATAAGAATAGCATGGTTTTCTTCTTCGCACAACATTTTGTGTCCCTCCAAATAATTATAGTAACGGGGCTATATGTCGATTATTGCACTTTGTGCAGTCGAAAATATAAAACCAAAAGGTGGTGCGCCAAATGGCGAAGAGCAAAATCCCCGGCCTGTCCTTTAGCTGGAAACGTGCGCTCGGAATCACAAAGATGAAAAGAAAAATTTCAAAAGCAACTGGGATTCCCACGACCAAAGCGGGGCGGCAAAGAAAACTTGGCAAACTCCTTGGTATGAAGTAAGAGAAAAGCCCCCGCCGTCTCCGCAACAACGGCGGGGGCTCTGTGCAGACAGCACGGAGCGGTTGCCGCTGCATGATTTGACCATACTCCGCTTTGCTTAACTATTTCAACGCCAAAACCTTGCAATAAGACAGCGCTCGACGAGGTTCGGCAAGCCCTCATCTTGTGACTTCGCGGCGTGAAAATCGAAGAAATTAAGGTGGTATAAATGAACATCCAAGAGGTGTGCAAAATCCGCAAGGCAGAATTGAAACTGACCTATCAGGAAATTTCAGACACTTCCGGCGTGCCGCTGTCCACCGTGCAGAACTTCTTTTCAAAGTTTTCCAAAGCCCCGTCTATTTACACCGTCGCGCCTATCTGCAAGGCGCTTGGGATCTCACTTGACGAGGTGTTCGGAATTTCCGAACGGCTGACAAGGAACGAAGAGACCTTGCAGGCGCGAAATGACGAGCTGGAGCGCCATGTTGACGCAAAGGAAGACATGATCGAGATTATGCGGCGTGGTGTCCATATCCGCAACGCCGTGATTTTTATTTTATTTGTGGTGGTGGTGTTACTGACCGCGTGGTGCGTGTATGTCGATTTGCATTGCGCAGATTACGGATTTTGGAGGGAGCGGTGATGAGAGCAGCACTGTATATCCGCGTGTCGAGCGACGAACAGGCGCGGCATGGCCTGTCATTGCAAGAGCAAAGAGATGCGCTGACAAGATATGCCCAAGAACACAAAATGACCGTGGCGGGTATCTATGAGGACGCGGGAATATCCGCGCGAAAGCCGTATAAAAAACGTCCGGCGCTCCTGCGGCTGCTGGGCGATTGCAAAGTGGGGAAGGTAGACACGATCTTATTTATTAAGCTCGACCGATGGTTTCGAAATGTCGCGGGGTATTACGATGTGCAAACGCAACTCGACCAGTACGGCGTGACCTGGCAAGCGACGGAAGAGGACTACGAGACGCGAACCGCGTCCGGGCGATTAAAGGTTAATATCATGCTCTCCGTTGCGCAGGACGAAGCAGACCGCACAAGCGAACGAATCAAATTTATAAACGACGGCAAACGGGCAAAAGGGCAACCGGCAGGCTCAAAAGCGCCTTTAGGGTATGCCATCAAGGACAGGCAATACCAGATTGATAACGGCACGGTAGATGCGGCGCGAGATATGTTTGCCGCGTTTATCCGGCTAAAAAGTGTCCTTGCCGTAAAGCGATATATGCTTGATACATGGGGCATTGACCGAGCGTATAGCAAGTATGTAAACTATTTCCGTAACCGTCTTTACATCGGGGAGGTGTACGGAATCGAAAACGCCTGTCCCGCGCTGGTAAGCAAGCAGGACTTTGACCTTGTAACTGATATTATTCAGCATCGGTCACAACGCTGTGCGGGAGTTGACACAGATCGCGTGTATCTGTTTTCCGGGATATTGCGCTGCAAAGAGTGCGGGAAAACGATGCAATCGGAAACCGTAAAAAAAACATATACATACTACCGATGCCGGACGCGGATGCTTGACAACTCCGCTTGCCCGCATACAAAAAGGATCCGAGAAGATGCGCTGGAAGACTACCTACTACACGAGATGGAGGGAATCGCAGAACGGAACAATCGGTACTATAAAAAGGCAGATAAAAAGCCCACGCAAAGCGCGGACTCAATACGAAAGAAAATGGGCAAGCTAAAAACGCTATACCTAAACGATCTGATTGAGTTGGACGAATACAAGCGGGAGTATGCGAGCTTGAAAAAAGCACTTGAAGCTACGGAAGAAAGGCCAGAAATCAATTTGGACGCGCTAAAAAAGGAGCTGCAAGAATACGAAACCTATTCCCGCGATGAAAAAAAGGAATTTTGGACGCGCTTCATCAGGCGGATTGATGCAGACAACGATGGCGCGTTTTTCGTAACGCCCCGTTAGGCATATTTTACCTTCACGGACATAAAGGGCAAATATGCCTAAAAAATCCCCCGCCGTAAATGACGGGGGATTTTTCACTTTTCCAGCTTGCGCATAACGCTGTTATACACTCGCTCGTTGACGACCTTCAAGCTGTCCATGAGTTCGTCCATCACTTCCCACGCACGGGCCGGGTCAACGCGGGCCACCGCGCGGAGGAAATCGCTATCAGGCGCAGGGGCCGCAGAGTACGACTCAACCATGCGAGTTTCCCTCACCGGCTCCCGGTTCTGGTTTTGGATGGTATACAGCGCCGCAAGCCTCTCGTAGTTCGCCCAGCTGGATTCTTCCGTTTCCAGGCGAGAGATCCAAAGCTGCAGCTCCTTTTCGTCGATCATCGGGGCCTACCCCCTTTATTCCTCCATCATGTCCATTGCGCGACGCAGGGCATCCTTGATGCGGTCATCGTCAGTCTCGCGCATCATATCGTTGATCTGGCTGCGCAGGTGCTCAGTTGCGTCCGTGCGGCTGTAATGCCCGCGGACATAGTGCCGCCTCGCGTAAGAGACGCCCCTACCGTACGAATTGCGCATATCGTCGTCGTGATAGCGGCTGGAATAGCCTCCCTCTTCAAGCGTCTCGATCTTGTCGATGTTCTTGATGGTGTCGGTCAGCTTATGCGCGATATCGAGGTCTCCCGCGCCAAGCTCACCCTTGCGGGCGATTTCGTCAAGCTCCTTGCAGAGCATGTCGCGCAGATTATACATAGATTTCATTCCCATTGTGTTCTCCTTTCTCAGCAAACTCTGGTAATGATAAGGTTCGCGTTTCTCACGTCAATGGCTTCGCCGCTCACGTTGCGGATGGACAGCGACGCGCAGAAGCCCTTTGTAACGTCAACGTACTCGGATGCCGCTGCGTTAAAAAACGCCTCCGCAGCCGTGGGCGTAACCGTCGCAACGGAGGACAGCAGGGGTTCACCGTCAACCGCAATGGCAACGGAGATGGGGCCTGGGGTCCCGCCGGTGCTTACGGCAATGTTGCCGATAAAGTCCACCTTGTAGCGGGCGCGGCACTGAGAGCAGTTGCCGCGAAGGTTAAACAGGCCGGAGCCTACCCGGTGAGTGATAAGGCCCTTTGTGCAGGGGATCGGTGCCTCGGTAAAAAGCACATTCTGATTTGCCGCCACAGTCTGCGTGGCAATCGCAGTGTATTCAGGCATAGAAAACTCCTTTCATAAAATCAGCGGCAGGGCTATTGCCCCGCCGCTTTGGTTTAGTATCGGCACGGGGCCGAACATTTTGTTGACGTTAACAAAACATTGCCAACAAAAAGCTATGCTATGCAGTTATCAGCAGCCGCAACCGGATCCACATCCACCATAGCCGCTACCCGCCCACGGGTTGCAGGTAATGTAAGCGGGAGAAGGGCACGGGCGAAGCTGCGAAATAAGATAGTTGTTCTGCGCAGACTGAGACGCCGCCAGACGCAGCTCCTGATTTGCACTCTCCAGATCGCGCATCTTGGAGTTGGTCAGGAAGTCCAGAATGGCGCGGCTGTTGGCGTTCTGATTTTCCACGATGTCGCGGGTCGCGTTCTGCACCGTGTTGCGCGTGTCGCACGCCTGCGCGGCCATGTCGTAGCGCACGCCCTCGATGCTGCGCTGGGTGTTGCAGCAGCACTCGGCAGCCTGCATCTGCATGGCGTTGAGCTGCTGCATCAGCGCGGCCTGCTGGTTGGCGCGGGACAGTTCAGCGGTCTGGAAACCGTTGTTCATGTTTTGGTTGACACCGGCAAAGCCGTTCAGCAGCGTGGTGTTCGCGGCATAGAAGCCATCGCACAGCCCACCGTTGATGAGATCCATCTTGCGCTCAATGTTGGCAAAATCGGAAGACAGCACATAGCCGTCTACCACGCCGCCGGAATTGCCGCCGTTGTTGCCCCAGCCGTTATTACCCCAGCCAAGGAAGGCAAACAGGAACAGGATGATGATGAACCAACTGCCATTACCATCCCATCCAAAACCGCCGTTGCCGCCGGAGTTAGTGGGTGCCACGGGCATTGTCAGCATGGGAGCGCCGTCAGAAGAAAGAGACATAGAAAAACTCCTTTCAGTTTTTTATTATCAAATCGTGGCCACGATATTGATTAACCTAACAATTTAGCAAACACTTTGCTTAAACTTTGCTTAAACTTGCTTACTGCATCAGGCTTTGGAACTGCTTCGCCATCTGCTGCAACTGGTTCAGCTGAGCTTGTGAGAGTTTCCCGCTCTGCAAGAGTTTTTCGACCTCTGCTTTGGGGTCTCCATGAAAATTTGCCTTGAACTGCTGGAACTGCTGCACCATCTGCATAAAGCCGTTGCCGCCGCCCATTGCACCGAAAAACGGATTATTCATCGCTCTTTTCCTCCTTTTGCTTCTTGCCCTTCATTTCGCTCACAAGCGCCGCCAGCGCGTCGAACTCTTTACGGGTCACATATTCCGCAGCGGGCGCTTTCTGCGCGTCAGGGGCGCTTGCAAGCCGCTCTACAAGGTCGTATACTTTGAGCGTCGGCTTGCCGCTTGCATCGGCCTGTTTCAGGTACACCGTGGGAGCCGTAGAATCCCACAGCGCCACCGCCGCATTGGGCGCGACCATCCAGCTTCTTGCCTCCTGTTCGCCGGATACCCACTGCACGCCGCTCTGCGGCAGAGGATTTTGCGGCATCGGCGGAATGGCCTGCATCTGCTGCTGCCTCAGCTGGGCAAGGTTGTCCTGCATCGGCGGCATATAGGGGTTTCCGTAGTAAGGATAGTTCATGCTTTATCCGTCCTTTCCCAGTAATACAATACGTTCTCATTGCTGCTGTCCCAGCTGTCCCAGATCGTGCCATTTTGCACGCAGACCACATGACCGGACAGGGCCAGAATATAGGTGCCTACCGGGTGATCCTCCGCAAACTGTCCCACCGTGTAGCAATCAGGGCAAGTGTCCGGCACGATGTACCGCCGGTATCCGATGCTGCGGAGATACCGGCCCCAGCAAGCATTTGCAGACGGCATATCGCCATCCAAATACCCTTCTATTGCAAGTGCAAGATACGTTGCGCCCCAGTCCATACCGGTGGCTTTCGATATGGCTCTGACGGTACAATCGCCTACATTTTTACCTCGTGGATTTCCATTGTAATAGCTATACATATTCGCGCCTATCGTCGTGGAAAAGCTCTACAATTCGCGCAAGGGAAAGCAATCCAGCGGCGTCATCTTCGTATTGATTGCATATATCACGTGCCATATCCGCCGTATACCCACACATCAACAGCCGTTCCATTACGCTCATTTCGCCGCACCCCCTTGTATATCTATAAAATACAGCAAAAAAGACCCAACAAAGAGCCTGAAAAAGGTCTTTGTTGGGTCTTTACTTTATGGGTTTTTGATATGGTCGGCAATCTTTTGGTAACCGTTGCGGCGGCGCTTCTTGACATACTCGACCGACGCAAACAGCCTGTTTGCCACCTGCTGTCTGGATTGTTGCTTGACGTCGCACGCGATGATGCAAAACGCCTCGTCTCCCGGAAGATCAAGCGCGGCGATGTAATCAATGGCACGCTGAGGGGCCATACTGCGCAGCTTTGCGCGGATGTCTCGGTAAGTTGTATTCATGGCGATTATATTCGCCGTGGACTTGCGGAGCTTTGGCGGAAACAGGGGGTCGGCGCATCGTTGCCCCGGTTTCGTCCAGATTTTTAAACCCGTTACTTTGACGCTCTCTTCACATCATCTTGAACCTTCCCGGATAAAACCGTCAAACCCGGCGTCCTTCAAACGCTGGAGCATCTTCTCGGCGTTGGCGCGGACTGCGAAGGCCCCCACCTGGACCCGGTACAGGGTATCGCCCTGGGCAGGCTCGGCGGGCTTGGGGGCCTCCTGCCCGGCCGGGACATAGGCCGCGCCCAGATACTCGCACAGGCCCTTGGCGATGGCTTCACCGATGTCCGTGGTGTGCTCCACGATCCACTTGGCACCCTCGGCGGTGTCGTGAAACTCGCACTCGCAGTACACACTGGGCGCGTCGGGCACGCGCACCTCGTACAGCCGGGAATTGGCCTGGATGTTCTCGGACGTGCCCGGGGACAGCGGGGCCAGCTCCGCAAACACCGCCTTGCATGCATTGTACCCCTTGCCGGGGATTGCGTAGCAGAACAGCCGGGTGCCCATGACCTTGCCGTTGCAGGCGTTGGTGTGGACGCAGTTGTGGATGTCCGCGCCCCAGGCGTCGGACTCGGCGCAGCGCTGGGCCATGGTGGTGCCGAAGGCAGCCAGCTTCACCTCCACGCCGCTGCGGCGCAGGGCTGCCGCCTCCGCTTCGGCGATCTTCTGGCACTGGACGTGCTCGTTGGTGTTGCCCCAGGCGTAAGCGTTGCTCACCTGGTCGCTGGGGCTGATGTAGACCTTCTTACTCATCGCTATTCTCCTCTCCCGGCAGGTTCTCCTCTGCCGTGTCCTCGGTGTGTACCTTCAGCTTTTTTAGCAGGGCCTGCAAAAAGCCCGGCACCGGTGCGCCAATGGCCGAAACGTTCTCCAGGATGGACAGCAGCTCGTTGATGACCAGCCAGATGATGACGATGCTGGCAAACAAAAAGTCCACCGGCCAGTTCCAGCCCAGGCTGTCCGCCCCGTAGCGCAGCAGCCAGTCCACCACGCAGGCCACCCCGACAATCACCAGATAGCCCACCTTTTTCAGGATGCCCCACAGGCCCACCCGGGAGGACAGCTCCCCGGCGTTCCATGCCTTGGTCATGCCGGTGATGTAGTCCAGGACCATCACCACCAGCAGCACCAGCACCGGCACCAGCAGCTGGATGCCGTAAGCGCACAGCGCCCCCAGCGCAGCCGCCAGCGCGGCCTTGATCGTGTTTTCTTTCATGTTGTAAAATCTCCTTTCCTGCCGCCTTGGGCGGCGTGATTACTGCGTGAATGCCTTGGCCGACAGATTGCCGCTGTTGTCCACGGCGATGGTGTACAGGGTGCCGTTGGGGGCCTGCACAAATACGTTGGCCATGTTCTGCTTGACCTCGTCCCCGAACTGCATGGGGGTGCCCACCCACACCTGCTTATAGGCGATCTCCTGGTTCTCGGTGATGATGGCCCCGGCGGCATCACCGTTGCCCACGATACGAATGAACGCCACACCGAGATCGTTAATGGTGATACTAAAGCCCTTGCCGTCGCTGTCAAATACCGCATCATAAGAGGTCCCAGAGGTGGCTTTGTATGTCACAGCGCCAGTAGAATCCTTCATGGCGTTGTACTGCACGGCAATGGGCCAGATGGAGCCGCCGCCGCTCTCAAAGGTGCCATCCGGGCAGCGCACCCGGATCACGTCCCCGGCCTTGCACCCGATGTAACCGCTTGTCCACATGGTGTAGGTCCGCACGTCCGTGCTTTCTCCGCCGGAGCCATTGAGTCTAGTGTTGGGCTTAAAATCTGGGTCAGCCGTATTTAATGCATTCGTAAAATTCGGCTGCTGCTGGTATTCGCCCTCGGCGGCCTGGACGAACGAGGTATCCGCCGGGGTGATGGGCGCGGCGACAGGCTGCCACCATCCGGAGCCGGTCCACCACTTGGGCTTGCCCAGGCTGCTGTCCCAGACGGACATGCCCGGGTAATACTTATCCGCGTCCAGCGTTCCGCCCTGACCGGGCAGGGCAACGGTATCCGCCAGATACTGCCGGTTTCCGCTGGCGTAGCCATCGTAGGGCACCAGCCCGGAAGGGGTAGGATAGAAGTAGCCGTTAAGCCCATCTGTCGCAAGAAAAATCTTGCTGTCTGCGCTGGGGATCGTGGCCAGCAGGTCGGGCAGCTGCCCGGTACGACCGGCGGACCGGATGATGGAAAACCCGATCAGAGACAGCGCAATCTGCGCGGTGGGGCCGGTTACGTCCACAAGCGCTGTGTTGGTGTAGGTGTCGGCGCTGCGCTCGTAGAGCTGGAGCCCGCACACGGTGACCGCTGCGCGGTTGGCCATCATGATGGGCACGCCTGCCGTCTGCCGCCAGCCGTAAAAGCCGTTAATGGTGAGATTGCTGTCCACCCCGGCGGAGACATACACCGCCGCGTCCTTGGACTCGGCCCCGCACCCGTTGAGCACCACGCCGTTGCCGGTGATGCTGAAAATCGTCCCTGTGCCGCCGTCGCAGCACACCTGCGACAGGGTGCTGTAGGCGGACTGGATGATATACGGGTTGGCCGCGCCGCTGCAATAGACCCGTTCCAGGACGGTACTGGTGCCGTAGTCGATGTGGACGGCATTGGAGGCGCACACAAGATACAGGTCCGCCAGCCGGTTGAAAAAGCTGTGCAGGCGAATGCCGTGGCTGCCGGTGCGGATATTGCAGTGCTCGATGGTGCAGCGGCTGCGGTCGCCGTAGATGGCCCAGTGCTCCGCCGCCGTGGAGGCGTTCTTGATGGACAGATTCCGGAGCACCGGCCCGCTGCCCTTTTCCGCGCCGTCCGTGCGGCCCAGGATGATAGCGGCGTCAATGGCTCCCCAGCCGCCGGACCAGCTGTCCACCGTGGGCATGGTTTTGGCGGCATTGCCGGTTTTCTTGATGATGGCGGTGGACGGATTCTCGCCGATCAATGCCGGACTGCGGCCCTCCCACCATTTGACGCCGTCGATGGTGGTCACCGCATCGCTGTAGGTCTGGATGACCAGCGGCGCGGTGATGATGTAGGTGCCCGCCGGGACATACACGGCCATGGCCAGCGTCGATGCAGCCCTGTCAATGGCCGCCTGAATGGCCGCTGTATCGTCCGTGCTACCGTCGCCCTTGGCCCCGAAGTCCCGGACGTTGAGCATGTCCCGGTACTTTTTCCGCCAACTGGTAGGCTTGCCGTCTGCATCCACGGCGGACACCATGATCTGGTCATCCGCCGCCAGACCCGACAGGCCCATGGATTTGTCAGCACTCACCCGTATGATCTCATCCTGGATAGCATTCAGCTGGGCGGCAGTGATAACCGTTACGTTATCCTCGTACACCACTTTTTCAAGCGCCATTTTCAACCACCTCCACATAGGTTCCCACCAACGCACTCAAGGCATGGTATACGGGATTCCCGGTATCTCGGATACACTTGTATAATACGCCGTCCTGGGTGTAATACTTCCCGGCCTCTAATGCCATATTGCCGTTGTAGGGGATAGCATCGTATTTCGTGCCATCGTGCTGTTCACAGATTTCCTCCCAGAGGGATTCTGTGCCGGTAGAGCCTGGCGCCCAGCTATCCTGTGAGGTGTGCTCTTGCCGAAGCTTCCAGAGCTTTCCGGCCCGGACTGCCTTATAGCCCACTGGGCAACCATTTTCAGCCGTGTAGGCCTTCCCGCTTTCCCATTCGGGATAGAATGCCGCCATACGGAGGGCCGTTGCATCGTCCACGGAAAGCGTGTTGATTTGGGCCTTTATCATCATCGCCTGAACTTCCTCGGTGGAGAGGGGGCGATGCTTTTCTTCTGCCTCGTAGCGGAGGCGAGCTTCCTCCATTTCCGCGATTTCTTCGGGCGTCATTTCGCGGATTACGCCGTTTTCGTATATTTTCATCTTCGTACCTCATCGAACATATACCTGAATCTGCGTCCCGGCCAGGGGAGAATCTCGTAATCCAATCTGTACACTTGTTGGAACAGGAATAAAGAATTCCGAATTACTCGCTGCCCACAAGTTTACAGTGGCGTACGATCCTCCATGATGGTTAGAGTCCTTTGTCCACTCCCCTCGCACCAATCCCAACCCTTCAGAAAGGATAATCTTAAAATGCATAATGCCAAGGACACCATTTTTAAGAACACTATCGTATAACCAGTAGTTTTTGTTGTTTTCCAGCGAGACCATTACATTGTGAGAATTGTTATCCGTATACTTTGGAGTGACTTTCACTATAAGTTCTGAATAAGAAAAAGTGTTCCCAGCTATATCTTTATTCCATCTAAACCATTGATCGCCAACGGCATCTTCTTCTGTCACAGTATCCGCCACAAGAATCCACGCCTTTTCCCCGCTCCCGGACGGCATATCCACCGGCTCCCACGCGGTAGGCACGCCGTTGCCATCCACCGCCGCGATTTTGACGGTTTGGTCGACGGTTGCACCGGTGACGTCCATCCCCGCACCATCCTTGCCGGGGTCTCCTTTTGCGCCGGGTGCGCCGCGTGCAGGTTTGCCGGTATCAGTGTCGCCCAGATACCAATTGCCGTTGTCGCCGATATGAGGGGTTAGGCCGTCTTTGCCGGGAGAACCAGGAGAGCCGGGAGAGCCCGGCGCACCCTTGAGATCGGCCAGGGCAATCACGTTTTCCCAGGTTTTCCCATCGGCGGAGAACTGGATATAGCCACCCTCCACCCGCATGGACGCGGAGGCCGCAGGGTGCTCCGTCAGGTAGTCCTCCACGGCTTTGGCGATATCCTCCGGGGAGACGGTAGAAAGCTCGTTAAGCTTGGCCATGATCTGCGCATATACGTCCTCTGCCGGGGCGGCAGGGGAACCGCCGGGGGTAAGTACGGAGGACAGCGCCAGAAGCCGGGCGGCACGGGACGTGTGGATATCTCCGGCATACAAGCCAACGGACACCCAGCCGGAAGCAGTCAGCACCGGCAGGGGCGCAGAATTGCCGGTGAACACCACGTCCTGATAGGTGCCGTCCGCCAGGTTCACCCGCATGGTCTTGGTGTCGTAAGGCGTCCATTCCTCGTCAAGGTCCCAGAGCACCGTGTAGTCGCTGTTGTTGCAGATAATCACGCCCTCGCCCTCGGCGCATTTGTCGCGGACTTTGATGTTGATTTCGGGCATATGCTCCCTCCTTTACGCCGTCCTGCGCCATGTGTACACGGCCAGGTACGGCGGCATATTGTTGTGGGCCTGGCCGCCGCAATCGGAGGACTGACCGCCGGAATACTCGTTGTACTGGTTGCTTGCGGCCTGGTACAGGCGAACGGCATTCACGCCGGTTGTCACGGACTGCCCGGTGTACTTGAAAGTGTGGTTGTGGTCCGGGATTTCCGCCTTGGTCAGTGTGTGGGTCTCCTCGCCGCCTGTAGAGCCAGCCGCGTGGGAGTCGCCCGCCGCCAGAAGGAACCTGTCTTTGATCTGCTCCCAGGTGCCGCCAAACAGGTCTGCTGGGGAGGTAGAATCTGTGGACTGGAAGATGCTACCAACCGGGTGCAGGAGATCGAGGAGGGCCTTGCCCATGTAATGGATGGGCCACTTAAATTCCACCGTCTTTTCCTTTTCCGCCACGCCACCAAAACAGATTGCCTGCAAATCAAAGTTCATGTTCATTGGCACGGCAACGGTGGGAATGGTAATTTCCCGGGTCATCGTACCGCCCAGTGCATCGGTCGCTTTGACCTGAACAACGCCGGTGGAGTCGGTGCCATAGTCCACCAGATACACGGTTTTCGCTCCGGAGGTCTGGCCGGTCAGATTGCCGGTCCCCGTGATTTCCACGGTGGCCTTGTTCCCGGTCAGCTGGATGGAAAGTGTAAACGTCAGTTTAATGTCGTCGCCCATGGCGTTATCCGTCCACGCCCCGCCGGAGTAGTCGCCGCGCAAAAAGGTCAAATCCTGGATTCCAGGGCCGCTGTACGCGTTCACAGTGATGTTCTGGGTAACAGATGCCGTGCGCCCTCTGCTGTCCGTGACGGTGGCTACAACGGCCATTGTGCCGCTGCCTGTAAGGGCGTTCGCCCCGTCCGGGCTGGCGGATTTTCCACCGATGGTCAGAGACTTGGCATTGATGGTGCTGCCGTAAGACCCAGCGGCAGCAAACGTGGCTTTCAGAGTGCTCTTGACCTGCACCCAGCCGTATGTGGGCTGATACCCAGAGGTGTCTGACAGACTCACGGACAGGGTGGGTTTTACCGATGCAGGGATAGATGCTGTCAGGGTGGTCGTGTTGGTTCCCACCACGGCGCCCCCGTTGTAAGTGGTGATCTCCGCCGTGATGTTTACGGAGATTCCAGACGTATTCTGCGCGGCCCAATCCAAGGGCGGCGTATACGATATGGATGTGGCGCTGGATTTTGTCGCCACAGTTACCTGTGCCGCAGAACCGCACTTGAGCTTGATGGTGTGCGTAAAAGTGCTCACGGCCCGGGTCACTGTAAGTGTACCGGCAGAACCCAGCACAAGCCCGGATGCCGACACGGATGATGCCCGGGGGATGTCAGGAAGATTGACTGTGCCGGAAACCGTCAGGCTGGACGGCGTGTAGGATGATGTAAACCCGCTGTGCCAATCCGCAGAAAGCACCACGGACCCCTTGCCCATATTGTTATGAGCCACGGTGATAGACTTGCTGCCCAGCTTGTACCAGCCCCTGGAATTGTACCGGTACGGGTTATACACCTTGGTGCCTTGCAAAGTGTAATAGCAACTATTGGCGTCCAGGTTGTAGCTCTCGCCGGTGCCGTCATAAATGTACAGCGTCAGGGACAGTGTGGACTTGTTGTCCGCAATGCTCTGGGATACGCTGTAATCCAGCCGCAATTGCCAGCCGGTGGAAGATTTTGCACCGTAAATACTCGCCATCAAATCACCCCCACGAAGGACACGGAACCGTTAGGCTGCACGACAATGCCCATGGGTCCCAACCGGAACTTGCTCAGTTCCACCAGCTCAAAGCTGTTGTTGTTCCAGTACGCCAGTAACGTGCCGGCCGTATCGTAGAATCCGATTTTGTCGTTGTACTCCTTCAGCACAATCTCCGACGCAGAGGATCCAATACGCAGCACCGGATGGCCGTCGTCGTCGATACTGGCGTCGATGAAGTCAGAAAGCGTCTGGCCGTTGACGGTGACTCTTTCTGCGGACATTTGCCCGGCGGTGATGACATTTGCGTTGATCTCGCCATCCATGGTCAAGGCAACACCGGAAATGGTATTTCCGCCGTCCTTGGAGAATCCCAAACCACCGGTGGACATAATCCACATCCGTGTATTGGGTGTAATGGTGGGCGTATCTCGCAGGGTCCACCCGATGGGGAATCCCTGATCGTCCAGAGTCAGCTCGTAATACCCGCCCTTTGCCCCGATGATCTTCTGCGTAGCGTTCTGCATGGCCTTGGTAAGGCTCTCATAAGCCCGCTTAATGCGCTGCTCTGTGGGGCTTTCCATGGCGTAATCCGCGTCCTGCGGGGCGTAACTGTGCATCGTAGAGGAAAGGCCGCCGTACAGGTGGATTTCCTGTTCCATGACGCACACGTCCAGCCATTCGCCGGTATCACCCTCCACCTGGATGACGTCGCCCACCTCAACAGACGGGTCACAACGCCATTTTACGTCGCAGGGCTGGAAGGATATCTCTAACTCCGGCTGAATCAGGTCTGCAACGGCCTGGTTCATGTAAGGGTTTGTGGACGTGATGCCCAAGCCGGTGCCGGATGTAATGGGTTCATCTTCCGTGCCGGTGGTGAGGCTGGATACCGTGTACAGATCGTCTGCCGTGCGGGTAAGGCCGGACATGTACTGTTGGTCCCGGCTGACCTGAAAAGTAGTCTTTGCGTACCACTTAAACACCAGATTGCCGTCCCGGTCGAAGTGCGCGGACTGTCCGCACAGTCCAGCCAGCCACCCCAGCTGCTGTCGGATGGTGCCCTCAAACACAGACTCGATTGTCATATCCGGAAAAGTCACCGTTGGGGGAGTCAGGCCGCTTTGCGCACACAGGTCCGTCAGCATAGTGTCTGGTGTGGCGGGGAACTCAATTTGCGGGGTGTACTGCTCCGTCAAGGATGCCATCTGGTCATAGCCGGTGATTTCCCAGCCATACACCAAATTTTCTACGCCGTCTGCGGGGATGTAGTATCGGCCCAGGGGGACATATTCCACGCCGTCCGCAGAGCCGCCAAAAGTGCCCACAACGGCCTTTCCGGCTACGGCAACACCGGCCACGGCGGAAGTGTCTCCGCCGCCTGTGTAAATGCCGATATACGGCACAAAGTACCCGCCCGACAGCCTCAGCGGCTCATCCGGCTTGTAAATGCGGATTTTGCACCGCCCGGAACAGGCAGAGCCGACGGAAATGCCGCCTGAAGAATCAAACGCCGGTGTGGCGGTGATCTCCTGCACATAGGTTCCGTCAAGCTCTGTCTGCCCGTTGAAAATCACCTTGGCCTTGATCTCGCGGCCATAATCCGCAAAAGCGGCGTGAAACACGGTGGAGACATTGTACATGGCGTCACCTCTCCACGAAGTTCATGGACAGCCCGCCCCACAGCCATTTCCCATCGGTTTCGGGCCGCATAATAGGCGATGACCGGTCGCCCACATAGCACGTCATCGTGCGGTCGGTGCCGGTCATCGCGTCGGGGTATGTAAGGCGGAAAAACACATCGTCCACGGATTGTAGCAGTTTGGCCATTTCGGCAGAGCCGAGGGGCCGCCAGGAGCATTCCAGCTTGCGCTTCACGGCCACGCGGTCGCGGAACATATCGCCATTTTGGTTTCTGCCGGTCCCATCTGCGTCCAGGTCGGAAATGTTCCATTTCAGTTCATCCGGGGCCGGGAGAGATACCACCGCCCCGGATTTCTTTGTTACCTTAAGTACTTCCATGCGTCACCTCACACCAGCAGTGGGCTTTTGCCGTTCATGCGCACCTGCGAGTTGTTTTCCCGTACCATCTGCCGGAACATCTCCTTGCCGTCCATTTGGACAATGATGGTAATGGGCCGGTCGCTGCCTTGCCCTAGCACCTCCGCAACGGCCTGTTTGATGGTGTCCAGGGGGGCCTCAATGTTGGTGCCGTGCTTCTGGTCGCCCAGTACGGCCAAAAATTCCCGGTTTGCTGGGATCACCGCGCCCTGGGCCAGGCGAGGAATGTGGACATTTCCCCAATTGACCCGCCCAATGTTCACGCCAGGAATCTTGTTTAAGATGCCCGTGATGCCATTCACCATATCGCTTACGCCGCCCAGCACCCAGTTGATGCCCCGTTCAATACCCGAGATCAAGCCGTTCATAATGGTTTTCCCGAGGTTCAGCCACCAAGCCGCAGTGAATACGGGAGCGATATAGGAGTTCCAGAATTCTTTGATTTTTTGCCAAACGTTCTTGATTTTGTCCCGGATGAAATCCCAATTTGGTGCAATGGCCGCCGCCAAACTAACGCCACCGGCAAGCAACATCCCAATGCCCAAGGGTATTCCTACGCCCGAAAAAATAAGCATAAGCCCGAGGACAACAAGAAAACCGCCGATCATAGCAAGAGTTTTGCCAAGAGGGCCACGAAGCGCCTGTGTAATGCTATCCCAATTGGGCGCAATTACGGAAAACGCAAACATGGCGCTTCCGGCAACGATCATGCCAATGCCCACAGCCATCATACCGGGCACCATTGCCAGCAAAAGGCCAAATACGGCAATATAGGGAGAAATTTCGCTGAATATTTTGGTAAGTGCCGATGTCAAATTTGTGCCGAGCAGCTCCCAGTTCGCGCCGACTTCGCCGACAGCAAACAACGCAATACCTGCGATAATCAAGCCAATACCAAGGGCCTGCTGCCCGGGGACAAACAGTAGCACAGCGCCAAACAGGGCAATGTAAGGGGAAATATCGATTAGCATATTTGCAAGGGCTCCCACAAGGTTGGTGCCGAGCAGATCCCAGTTTTCCGCCACTTCGCCGACAGCAAACAACGCAATTCCCGCAATCAGTAGTCCAAGGCCCCACGGTATATTGCCGGTCAACATAAGAACCACGCCGAGAATTGCAATCATCGGGCCGATAGCAATCAGAATCTTTGAAAGACCAGTTTCCACAAGCGTCTTTGCTGCTTCTCCGCCGTCGGATGCATAAACACCGTATACTGTCAACGCGCCTGCAACCATCATCGCAATGCCTACCCCAACATGGCCGGAAAAAGTAAGGATTGCTCCAATTGCAAGCAGCGCAATGCCTGTCATTAGGGCCATTACGGCATTTACGCCGCTCCCAATATCACTATCAAAATTAACTGCATTCCCTCCGCTTTCGCTCCCGCCTCCTGCGTCGTTGCCGCTTATTGTGTTAAGCTCGTCAAACGGTGCCAAATACTTGCTTGCTTTTTTCGCTGCGCTCCCTACACCCTCGATGGCGTTTTGTTGATCGTTTAGGCTTTTTGCCGCTTTTTTCGAGGCGCTATAAGTTGAGCCAAAAAGCAAGGACAACAGACGAGACGCGCCTGTCAGTGTATATGTGATGATTTTTGCCAGGGCCGTAAAGGCGGGGATCGCTATATTGACAATCGGTTGCGCTAGGGTGCGTAGCTCGCCTTTTAGTCGAGCAACTGCATTCATAGCATCATCATTCGTCTGTATGGCAGACCACATATATTGCTTAATTTTCCGCAGCGCGGCGGTAATAATTGTGAATATAAATACACGCTTAGCAAGGCCCTTAATGCGCCCGACAAGTTTGTTGAAACTTTTTTCTGCTTTTTCAGCTGCAGGAGATAACGCCTTTGTTGTCGGGGCAAGTGCCTGGGCGGATTTTTGCGCCCCTGCAACTTGTTTTTGTAAATCTGCGGCTTTTTCTTTTGCCGCATTTAATCTGCGTTCGGTTTCTCTGATTTTTTCGTTTGCTTTATCTAATTTATCTGCAGCAGCGTCAAATTCTTTTTGTAAAGCAGATACATTTTTTTCTTGTCCGAGAATAGAATCGGATGTAAAAAACTCTTGTCCGCTTTTCATGTATTCCAATTTTGCTTTTGCTACATCTAACTGTGCGCCGAGTTGCGCAGATTGGTTTACAATCTCCGTTTTCCCCGTGTTTTGCTCTTTTAACTTTTCAGATATTCTTTCTATTTTCTGAGTAATGGAATTGAGTTCTTTTTGCGCCTGCTTGTCGTCAACATTTACTTCCACCACGACAGACCCATCCGACATTAAATCACCTACTTGCTTTTGAATTTTTGATATGGTATATTATTGATACCAAAATTTAAGGGAGGGAGTTTTATGGATACCAAGTACCTGTTCTTGGTAATTATTATTGTTGCTATTTGCAGACTGGCTTTTGTTTCAGCGAATAATGCCAAATTAAAAAAGCGGTACGGTGACGGCGAGTTGCTTCTTGTCGACAAGTTCCAGTTTATAGGAGGTCTGGACCTGCCGCAGAATGTCATGTGCAAGCTAACCTGTTTGCGCTCTCGCATTATCATGCAGGCAAACGGTCAGGAGTTTAATCTGCAAACTGATAAACTGATTGATGTGTCGATCATGACCAACACAGAAATACAGAAGCAGTATGTATCCAGTGCCGGCGGCGCCGTGGCGGGGGCAATGCTGCTCGGGCCCATCGGTGCAATTCTTGGGGGAAGTGCCAGTAAACGCAGCATAAAAACGAACACAAAGTATCTAATCTTCACATACCTGGCCGATGTCCAAACGAAATATATCCTTTTTGATGTGACGAAAAAAACGCCGCAGGCAAAAAGGCTTGTGAAGCAGTTCTCCTATCTGAAGAACAAAGACACCGTAAAAATCGACCTATAACCAACGCGCAAAAACCGCTCTCACAGGAGGGCGGTTTTTTATATCCATTGATTGATAACTTTTTCATCGCTATCCGTGTATTGCCGTTTGAAATCCACAAGATGCTTATTCTGCTTGTAAAATTCCTGATCGGATTTATCCAGCTTTTGATTTTTGGATTTCTTTTTGCGGATGCTTACCACTTGGGCAAATGTGCAATCACCTATTTCTTGGTATGCGGCTATAAATGTCCACCAGTGCAGATATTCAAGGGAGCGGATTTCCGTGCCAAGCACGCGATTTATGGGGCTTGCAATCATCGGGAAATCCTGCTGCCAATCCATGAGCTTAGGTCGCTTTTCATCCCGGCATTCTTCCTCGCCGCAATTTATAAAGGATATGCATTGCCGCACCGCGTTCTCGTATTCCGTGTATGGGATATCCTCGTAATCCGGGTAAAACATTTCCATCACTGCCTCTGCCTTATCGGCGCTGTCCAGCTCCGAATCAGAAAGCATTTCCAAAATGTCCAAAATGTCCCGGTAATCAGACCGAATGGCGTATTCCTTCCCGCCCAGCTCCACGGATTTTGGCAGGCTGTATCTCATTTGTGGTACTTCTTGGTGTACTTGCTAATGCGCGGGTTGGTAAGCTTCTGCTCCCGGGCATACGCAGTATCCATTTCGTCCACCAGCGCAAAAAGCAAATTTGCCCAAATGGGGAATCCGTTGGCCAGCGCGTAAAGATTCAGCTCACCAAAAAGCGGGGTGCAGATATCAAACCCGAATACTTCTCCGTTGATGATCTCCCGCATTTCCCGGTCCATCTTTTGGCCAATGTCAAAAATTTCCTTTTTATCGGCGTTTTTTTGCACTTCGTCCTTATAACCATCGTTCATTTTGTCGAGTTTTTCAAACGCGGAAAAAAGCCGACGAGAAAGCCCCATATCCAGCGGATTAAACGCAAATTCACATTCTTTCCCGTCGGTAGTCACAAAAGTTTTAGTGACTACGCCGGTATCAATTTTGATGATATTTTCGCTCATGGTGTCCTCCGATTTATTTGTATATTGCGTGATAATGGGGCGGGAAACCCCGCCCCTATTTTTTACTGTGCGGCAGCAAACTCGATCTTGCCGGCAGCGCCCTTCGCCACGGTCCCCAAAGTGCGGGTCCCGCCATAGGTAATCTCACTGGCGATGTTTAGTGTACCGCCGCCCTCGCCGCCGATGGAAGTAACGGCAATGGCGCAGGAATCATAACGCTCGGCAAACTTTGCATCGCCGCTGGTGGCGTAGAAGTGGCCGATCATCATGTCCTGGTTGGCCAGCGCCTGCGCATCGTGGTCTTTTACGGCCAAATTCCACATCTTCACGGCTGCTGCATCACCAGCATCCAAGGGGATGGGGTCAAAGGTCTGTGTAATAACGGGCTTTTTCATGGTTGTGAATGTGTTCCCCAGCACATCCTGCTTGCTCTCCTGGCCCCAGTCCATTTCCTCGCTGCTGTCCTCCACCCGCTTGCCGATAGCACTCCACACAGGGGACTCGGAGGAGCCCGTATTCAGGTATGCGATCAAAAGTTCGCGGTCAATGGTCTGACCTTCCGGTGTTGTAAAAGTCAAATCTGGCATTATGTATTCACCTCGTAATTCATTTTCATTAAGATTTGATGATCTTCGTCGCCGTTTTCATACACAGCGAACAAAGAAGATCGCGTAGTAGGCTCCAGGCTTACAACGCGTTTTCCGGTACCAATGTCGGGGCGCTTGCCGGTCGCCCAATCTCCGATAGCGTTTAACAGTTCGTCAGCCTTGAGCCGTTTGTCGTTGCTGTTCCCCGGCTTCACTCGGTAGATTATCTTGAACTGATACTCCGCCACATAACCGCCGGTGATATACCTCCGCACGATGTACGCCGCCTGAATGGTGGACATCGCCATAGCGGAAGTATCTGCAGGAAGAAACTCAAAGCGTATAATGTCGACTGGCAACTCCGCGTATGTGTTCAGCCACACAAGTAGCTTGCGCGATACCTGATCTTCTTCCGCCGCCGACACGGCCTTTTTAATCTTTTCCAAATTTCTTCACCGCCTTATCTGCCACCCGCACCCACTTCTCCATGTTCTGCGCTTTGGAAGCCTCAAACCAATGGCTCTGTGCTTGCGGGTGCATCGCCTTGGAAAATACAAGGTCTCGGTTTGTCAAAACCTTCGTCCCGCCCTTTGGCGCAAAGGTGCTGCCGGTTTGCGGATCAACCATGACTTTGCCGTAGTACAAAAACCGCGCATAAGGCCCGGGGTAAATAATTTTGTTGCCGTCTAACCTCGTGCGTATTGTTAAAGATCCTGTAAGTGCAGGGACAAACGGCGCGGTGTCTTTTATGACCTGCTGCCCCACAATGCTTTCAGCGCGGGTGCAGCTCTCAGCCAGTTTGTCCTTGATGGCCTCCATGCCGCCAAAATGCATCGCAAAGGTAACGGCCACTTATTTCCCACCCACTTCCCAATGCTGCATATCTGCGCTGCCAAAGTCTTTTGCGTCAACCTTAGTCACATTCCAGCAATTATCGTGCGCCAATGCCACGCCCTCGTTGTCCGTTACAAATTCGCCTTTGACGAAAAATGTATCGCCACCATTGCCGGTGGTGGATAACGTCCATAGGCCCGCCCTGTCGCTTGAGGCAAAAAATGCTTGCGGCTCTGTATATGTCTTGGGCTTTCCGCTAAATCCATCCACAGCTTTTACCGTAAATGGGATATACAGGTTTACTGCGTCGGCGCCTTCAAGCCCGCTTTTGCGCACGTTAACTCCCTTTGCCGCCTCGCAGAACACGCCATCAAGCACGGTTACATATAGGTTTGTGACATCTTTTAGCGTGGCAGGGTCCGGTTCACGCACGACGTTGTAAACCGTTACAGTGTGGGGAGTGTACATCTGCAACCACCTCCGCGATACAGCAACCCTGTATGGGCAAGGTATTCCATGCACGTTTCCGCCAGCAATTTTCTTGCGCCGTCCGTGGCACTCAATGCAGCAGCGGCGCTTTCCCCGCCGCTGGCCAGTGTGCGAGAATACCCGCCTACCGTTTCACTTTTCACGTCACCGCCGGTAAGCGCATCCGTCAGCCTGGTTGCGGCAAGTTGCTGCGCGGTCTCGATCAACTGATACTTGTCCACCAATGCGCAGCAACACATCTTTACAGCGTCCATATCAGCGTTGTCTTTCGCCCGGTTTTGGGTGTAGTAATCGAGGAAGGAGCTGGCCCGAACAGCCAGACGCGGGAAGTCATTTTCGCTCACAGCGCCCATATAAGTGCCGAAGTAGTATTCAAAGTCTGCGTAAGTCATACGGGTCAGCTCCTTTCAAATCAGGCGGAAACGGTAACGGTAGCAGTGCCAGTCTTCGTTCCGTCCTGCTTGGACTTCGCGGTAACGGTGATGCTGCTCTTGGTTTCGGTAGCAGAAACGGTCAGAACGCCCTCATCGCTGATCTTGCTCTTCGTGCCGTCCTGAGACCATTCGACCTCACCGTTGATGATGCCCTCGCCGTCAACCTTGGCGGTAAACAGCTTGCTCTCGCCCTTCTTTACGGTGGCGGTAGCAGGGGTCACGGCGACGGTGGAAATGGCACCGCCCTTGCCATAAACGGAGAAGGGGAAGGGATTGGCCTTGTCCACGTTGTAGGCGTTGACGGGGTTGGCAATCTCCCAGCCCAGACGCATGACGGCGCGGAGAGCAACCATGTCGTTCTGCATGAGGTTGTAGGTGATGGCCTTGGTGCTGGGGTCCTGAATGACGCCCTCGGTGAAGATCTTAAAGGTCATGTCCTGGCGAATGGAGTACACCAGCTGGCTCCAATCACCAACGATCATCTGAGCCTGAGAGGGGTCAAACGCGCCGTTCATGGGGAAATACATATCCATGCCGTCGAGGCCGTAGCGGGTGGCACCCTGCATATCGGACTTGAAGATGGGCTGACCGGTGGTGTCCTTCAGGCCGCGCAGCTTACCGCGCATCTGGATAGCGGACATCACGCCGTTGGGGTTGAAGCCGTCCAGCTCAACCTTGGAGATCAGGCCATTCTCGCCCATGATGTCGTCAAACACGCTGGTGCCGACGGGAACACCGTTGCCGGCAGCGATAGCAGCGGGCACAACGCCAGTGCGCCAAGTGCTGGGTTTGTTGGTGCCGAACAGGATAGCCGCATCAATGACCTTGCCAAAAGCCTCGGTCAGACGGGGCTTAACCTCGCCCCAAATGTCATAGTCCGCATCATCGAGAGCAGCCTCGGGAATGGGGACGATAACCGCGATCTCCTCGGCATACAGCTTCTTCTTGTCCCACGCCATCTTGGTAGTCTGCTTGAATGCCTCGCCAGCGCCGCCGTCAGTGGCCTCGCCGTTGACAAAGTACGCGGAGGGAAGTGCGTCAAGCACGTTGATGGTCTGCGTCTTGCTGGACATATTCGCCAGACGACGGCCCATGCGCAGGACAGCGGATTCCGCGATAGCGCCCTGCATAATCTCGCGGGTTACGGGTTCCGGAATAAGGCCGGAAAGTGCGGAACGATCAATAGTTGTCATTTTGATTCTCCTTTTTTATTTCAGTGCGCCGCGGATCAGATTGTTCATCGCGGCATTGGTATCTGTTTTCTTTTCGCCGCCGCCAACAGCGGCGGACCAGTCGATTTTTACGCCGTCTTGGAACGCGGACGGATCGGCGCTGACTTGCGCCTTGTGCCATTCGTCAAACCCATCAAGCGCACCGTCCTTGATTTCAAGGTGCTTTGCTTTCAGGTCTGCCAAATACGCCTTTTCCGCAGCTTTAGAACTGAACTTCACGCCCTTTTCAGCAAGCGTCTTGCGGATCACATCTGCGTAGTCATAATCGGCGATCTTGGACTTGTATCCCTCGATCTCCTTTTTGAGCGCTTCCGTTTCCGCGTTTCCACTTGCCGCAAACTGCTTGTTCTTCTCCACTTCCGCGTCCAGCTTGCTCTGGACAGTCGAAAGCGCCCTTGTGATTCGCCTGTCAAACTCCGCCTTATAGGTGGGGTCAGCCAGTATTTCATCAAAAGTCATAATTTCGTCTGCCATTATTAAAATCTCCTTTATTCCCACAGCGTCATTTCCCACTGCGTATTACAAAAAAGAGCCAAGAAACTACAAAATGTAGTCACTTAGCTCCTATTGCCCTTTCCCGCGCCCTATTGCGCGGAAGTGCTGTATTTGATTGTTTTCTTGACCTCTAAAACGATGTACCCGTCACCTTTGCGGCGAATTTCCACATCGTTACCGCGCTTTAGAATCGCGTCGGTTGCTTTTCTTACTTCTTCCCAGTTCAATACAGCGCCTTCATCCTTTCCCGCTGCTCCGGCAGCCCTGCCGCCGCGCTGAACGCCTTGTATTTTGCGTTTAACCGCCGCAGTCGTATATTTACCGCCTGTTCTTCTTTACGCAATCCTGTGGCCTTGTAAGCGTATTTTTCGCGCTTTAGTCTGCGCACTTCTCGCTCAACACGCCGTTGCATCTGCGTCGCCTCGTATGCGGTGTATTTCTTCCCGTCAAACTCGCAGCCGAGGGCATCATCAATATGCTCAAGCTGCTCATCTGTATATGTGCGCTCGCTTACGCCCTCAACCCAAACGTTACGCCGATGTCGGCAGTTGGCTCCTTCCAGACCATCGACAGCCCCCAGGCCGCACACCTCGTAGATGCTCGGGTAAATGTCACCTGCGCGAATACTGTATACCTTGCCTTGCCAATCCTTATGGCTCGACCACGGAGACGCCCCCGGCTTATCGCGAGCGCCAGAATGTGCGGAAACCTCAAAATATGGGGTCTCAAGATATTCTGCCGACTGCTCCGTATACTTTGCGCAGATTTGATTTACTCCGGTCATAACCGCGCGGCGCACGGCTACATCGATCTGGTCACGGTGGCCGCTTTTGTAGTCAACGACCTTCAATCCGCTGTCGGCGAGCTGCTTTACCGCCGATTTGATAGCCTGATTATAGTTGATGGCGCCGCTCTGGATTTGCATTGTGGCATTGTCCAGCGCCCATTGATAGGCTTTTGCAGGCGGCAGTATCGTCCGCCCAGCGTCCACCAGAAACCCCATAGACCGCGTAAGGTTGCGCATGGTCTGCTTCGTCTGCTCGTATATTGCCCAGGTGTCCTCAATGCTCACCAGCGTTTCCGGTTGCGTTATATGGGTAAGGTCGATAAGGTCGGTGTAATACTTCTGATTCCGCTCTACTACATCGTCAAGCAGCTCTTGCAACTTTTTTTCGCTGATGCCAGAGGTCTTGCGGATTGCCTTTTCAATGTCCTTAAGGTCGATGCCGTGCGACCGCAGCGCCCGAATATTCTGTACCGTGACTTCGTTGAGCTGGTCTGCCAGCTTCAAGCGGCTACATATCTCATCCAACAGCGTATATTCAAGAGCACGGTACAGTTCGGCGAGTTCTTCCGGGAGCGCGTCAAGCAAGGCTGGGCTAAAAGGGTAAGGACGCATGCGCCGCCACCTCATTCGATTTCTTCTTCCGGTTCTTTTGTCATTTCCTGCATCTTCGGCAGCGCCGCCTTTGCGGTCGCCTCGTCCTCGTTAAGCCACTTCATGCGGAACTCCCAATCGTTCATAATGCCAGCTGTCAAAAGCTGCATATCGCGGGAAAAGTCGGTTTGCTTGTCCTCAATGATGCTGTCATCAAAGTCGATGGAGATTTCCACTTCCTCATTCAGCCCCACGTTCATGGCCGTGTTACCAAGCCGCAGAAGAATGCGGCACAGCTCCTTCAATGCCTGCTCCAAGATGATCTCGTGTTTTTTGATGGTGCGGAACATGGTGGAGTTCTCGCTGATGACCTGTGTGGCAGTTGCTACGCTGCCGCCGTCGAAACGGTAATAGGTCTCGCCGAAGCCGCACTTACTGGACAGTACGTTCAATTGGTCTTGAAGTCCTACATTCAGCTGCTCAGTTCTGAGCGTCGGGGAAATTGTCTCTACGACGTTTCCTTGCTGCGTATCCTCTGGAAGCAGATAGAAACGCCGGTCGTTGTTGTCAAGCGTCGGTTCGTCGTCTTCCCACCTTGTGGCGGGCATTTTGACCATCATCATCATGGGGCCGTTCTCGAACTCGTTGACGTAGCAGTCATAGGCACAGTCAACGCCGCGCAGAACGTCGATTGCATTTGCATACACAGGGATTCCAACCGGAAGCAGGTAGTCAAGATTGTTTGCGATGTTCGGTCTGTCGATGACGAACTGCCTCTTGTCGCTTCCCGTATGTACCACAGGGGGGATTCGCTCAAAGCCCGGAACATCGGTGAGCAGCGCGTCGGCAAGCGTTTCGTTTTCGTATCTGTAAATACTATTCTCGATGACGTAAAGACCGTTTTCGTCTTTCCGGTGAATCTGCAAATACAGATAATTCTTTCCGGCTCGTGTGACTACGCTGTCGAACGCGCATTCTGTGATAAATCCATTCCGCCAAGCCAGCGGAAAGATGTGCTCAATCGTCACATAGTCCAGCTCGACGCCGGAAACATCCCCCGGCACGATCTCACCGCTTTCGTTGACGGCCTGCCCAACCACACGCGGAATGTACGCCACAGTTCCGAGCGCTGACTTCATTTCCTGCATTTCATTTGCCTTGACCGTGAAGTTATTCGCCGTCAGAACCCTGTCAATAAACTCCTGCTCCTTCTGGCCTTCAAGCGTGATCTGAACCTTCTCATTCATCAAGAGGTTTGCCCAGTCCTCACAAACCTTTTTCGCCATACCGAGGCTTGCGCGGTTGCACTTTGTCCACTTATGCCCGTTATATCGCCGGTATTGATGGAACCCCTTGACTTTGCCGACGTACCACGACTTCCAAAGGGACACGTATGTATAGAATTCCTCCGGGATCGTCGTATACCCGAGTTCCTTTAATTTATCGATAACCGTCATGCAATAACTCCCATTCTGCGGCTGACAGGCTCTAACGCATATCTCGTCGCGTCAATCAGGTGGTTGTTCGCGTCAGGGTAGCCGCTAATAATGTCGCCGTCTTTGTTCCTTTCGTATTCGTATCCCACAAACTCATTGTAAGCGTGCGGTGTGCGCCGCCTGTCAATGACGATCGTCCTGCGCTGCAAGAACTTCATACCATATTCCACAGAGCCGGGGCCTTTTACCGCTTCATACGCAGGTAGCCCCATTGCCCGAAGGTCAGCAACGCTCTTCGGTTCTGCGCGGTCGCAGATTGTTCGCTCGTTGTTATATCCACGCTGCTTTATCATAACCGCGCTCTGCTCGTTGGACAGCTTGTTTTGATAAATCTCGTCCAGTAGATAGATCGTCTCTCTCGCTCGATCATAATGCAGCCGAATAAAAGCGAACGGGTCGGGGAACCAGCCAAAGTCCACTCCCTGATAGATGCGGTCAAAACTTTTGACTTCTTCATCTGTGATCTCCCGCAGTTCCAGCTTGTCAAACACATTGCCGCCCGTGCCGACCGGGATACCGAGATATTCGTGCTGATACGCGCGCTCGTCTGTCTCTTTGAGGTGTTCCGCTTCTGCAAGAAACTGTTCTCCCAGCCACTCGGGCGGTGCTTGCAGATACGTGGACTTATGACACAGCCGGTCAGCGCGTTCTTCCAAACTGTCCTTGTTCGCCCAGTTGTCACGCGAAATTGGTGGGTTATAACTTTCAAAATTCCAGAACATCGAGCCACCGCGCATGGTGGACTGTAAGATAGTTCGGATTTCCGCACGTCCGGAAAACTGGTCTTTTTCTTCAAAGTGTGTCACGGCAATATAGCCGAACGGGACTTTGATAGATTTGATCTTCATTGGATCGTCAGCGCCGCGAAACATGATCTTTTGGCCTGTCGGCTTATAGATCAGCTCCATTGGGGAAACCTTTGCTTCCCAATACGCTGCCATGCCCAGCTCTCCAATTGCCCAAATGTACTGTGCATAGACGCTATCGCGGATCGTATTTGCCACTTTTCGCAAGACGAGCGCGTGAGTGCCCGGATTCCCAACCAGCAGAAGCGGAACGATAATTGATACTGTGGAGGATTTCAGCGACCCGCGCCCGCCGCTAAAATCGTAGTGCGTGTGACCATGATGGAAAATGTCATGCGCAATGTCATAAAACGCAGGGCCGATCTTCTCGGACAGGAAAATATCAGACATCGATAATCACCTTAACGACGGAATCGGTGCTGGAATTGTCTTGCTTATCAAACACGCCTGTATGCTTTGCAAGCATTTCAAGCGCCTTTAGCTTGTTTGCATATTTCAAATCGCTTTCTGTGCAATCAGACGCAGGCTTGTCCGCGATTTCTTTTAGCTTTTCAATCACATAGTCCTGCGTTACTTCCGTCCGCTTCTGCCTTTCCGCCTTTGCTTTTTGGATAGCAGCCGAAACGTTACTATTCGTAACCAACTGCCTACCTTTCTCGGCGTTCTTATACCCTGCTCTTGCGGCTGCCTGTGTGGCATTCAAATCCACAAGATATTCTTGCACAAATCGTTCTTGCTTTGCTGTTAATGCCATTCATCACCACCTCGCCGCTTTTATTTGCTACCTGCCCCCACCACTTGGCTACAGTAACAGTCTTTACCCGCCCCGCAGGGCAACTCTTTGCTGCACTGTGGCAACGGCGCTCCTATTTTGGCACGGGCGGCTGGACTCGAACCAGCGACCAAGGGTATTCAATCGCATATCCCTTCACGCGATAAAGCTCTGCCGACTGAGCTACGCCCGCATTTGCTCGGCTTGCCGCTTAGATTGTCACGCCTCATGCGCGCTTGAAGCCCCGCAAGCATTTCAAGCGGCCACACATTGGCTATCGCAAGGGGGACGCATCCCCACGGCAGTTTTCAGCGGCCATTGTCATTTGCATGTGAGCCATGCCGGACGGTCTCACATTGTCCGGGCGCTACCCGGCCTCTGGTACCACACCTCGCTGCGCCTTTTCATCAGCCACGCACTGTTTTTGCGGATTAACTGTCCGCCGCTATCCGGATAGCTTGTGCGTACTTAACTTCTCGCGCTTCCTCGCCCGCTTGTGTGGTTGGTGCGGCATTGCAGTCCTGCCCTGCTTTAGCGCTTCAGGGGAAGCCCCCGTCACTCGCTGTGGTCTCCCACTACGGGGTACCTATGCCGCATATATGTCCGGTTTCCACGGTTACCCCACTTGTTTATACTCCGTTGGTGACTCCGTTTAGAGTTTGGCGCAGGCGGCTGGAGTCGAACCTGCACATACGGGAGTCAAAGTCCCGTGCCTTACCTTTTGGCTACACCCGCATAAAAGCAGACACCCGCGAGATATCCCGAGAGTGTCTGCATGCCGGTAACGCTCTTGCGAGGCCGCTTGCGCGGAGGCACCCATTACCGGCCGTGCCTTAACCTATGGAGGAAAGAAAGAGGAGAAAAATGAAATTTCGGGTTGTGGGCTGACTGGTTCCACTCTCCGATGATACTATTTTAGCACGTTTTTATGTGCCTAATGGGCCAACTTTTAGGAAACCAGGCCCAAATAATCCGCTACGTGCCACAAAAATGCAGCTTTGCGGCGCTTCATGGTTCTCTCGCTGAATCCGCATCCGTCCATGATTCTAAGCGGGTATCTGTCCCGGTTCTCGCAATTCCGCATGATCACCCATACCAGCTTGCGCCGCACGTTCTCGTTGGCGATATCCCTGCCTACGTTGTCCATGGCGTATTCCACGGCCCGCATCTTCTTCGTCTCCGGCCAGCTCTCAATGATCGTCAGCCGTTCCGCCTTGCGTTCCGCTATCCTACTGTTACCGGGGCCATGCGGCATGCCGGACACGGCATAGTTTGACGACTCCAACACTTCTTCCCGGGCCGCGTTGTACGCGCGGACCCGGCGGGGATAGCCCCTGACGTAGGCGATACACTCCATGCGGATATCGTAGGGGAGCGAGTATTTGCTGCTCATGTAACACCTCCAGGAGTGTCATAGAAACCATCTGGTTCTGCGCCCTTTGTAATCAACGTGTTTGGCCTGTCTCCCTGATACACTGTTACGTCCCGCCCAAACACATGCACTTTGGCAAACGTATGGCGGAATGGTTTCACGTCGCCATGTGCGTGAATTATTAACACCACGCAAAAGGAGCCAGCCAAGCTCTCTACAAAGTGCTCTTCCACATCCGCAATAGCAAGCCTGGGCCCTTCGCACAAGATTATTGGAACATCTCTGTAAACGTTCATCGTACCTCCTATTCCAGCGCCGTCTCAACGCCGTATTCTTTGAGCATCTGCCGGATATCTGCCCAGGTAACGTACCCTTCCGCCACGCACTGAGCGGCGTGGTTTAGCTTCCCGGCAAGCTGCTGCACATCGTCCATCGGCGCGTCGTGCTTATCGATCAGAACATACAGCATCAGATCTATGCCACGGCTCAAGCCCTCCACAATGCCGTTGCTGTAGGCTTTGTCTACGTCGGCCTGTGTTCGGGGTATTCTGCGGGGGTTAGTCTTGGGCATGGGCATCCTCCCTCCTCTTGCCACCACTGCAAAAAGAGTCGTCTTCTACCGGGATACATCCCGCGAACGCGCCCATCGGTTCGGAGCAATATCTCTTTCCGAATTCCGTCAAGCCACTTCTCTTGCACTCTCGGCAGTATACCACCGGGGCCACATCAGCGGCGGGAATGGCGTTGATTAGATCCCTTATGTTTGATGCGCCAAAGCCGAAGTCAACCGAGCCATCCGGATACATTTCAATTACGTCCGCCTCGCCGTTGTCGAATTGTTCGAATACGGCGGCCCGCTTAATGTACTCAGTCATCTTTCACCTCCATGTAGGCAGCAAAAAGCAGTCCGTCCAAGTCAGCGTCGTTGCTGTCACCCAGATAGTTCCCGGCAGCATCGTAATAGCTGTAGGCCGTGTATGGCCGCGATACGATTGCCGTGTGCTTCAGCAATCTGGCATTGAACGCCTGACGATCTCCAAGGAGCACAGTGCTTTCAATATCGTTGTACTGTGCCCGCGTGATATATTCAGCCATTTTCAAAAATCCCCTCCCACACTTCTTCGTAACTAGTCTTTTCGTAGTCGATTTTCAGACGCTTTTCGAGGATCATGGCGTTCAGCGACCTGACACACGGACGTCCATACGTATTATCTTCACAGTAGTCACACATACTGCCAAATCCACAGCACCCAAAAGGGCTACCAGAGCTACCATTATCTGCAAATTGCCGGTTGCTCCATCTCTGGAAACCATTTTCCCACTTCCGTTTAACTTTACCTGTGTTGTTGCTTGATTGTTTCTCCGATGTGTCATATAACTGCATTTGGTCAGCCATTTTCAGCCCTCCTGTTCCATGCTCTGACGATATCATCGTCAGATGCCGCGCAATCGTCCAGAGTAAACACCATGTCGCATCCGTCGCAGTAGATCATGTTGTCTCGGAAATAGCTATATTCCTTGTCGAATCGAACGTCCCCACCACAGAACGGGCACGGTTTTAGCTTATCCATCGTCATTCTCCTTTCTCCAGCATATCAGCCGCCGTTCTCAAATCATCCGGCAGCATAATAGGTACTTCGTAGATATTCGCATCAGCCCATTCTGCATATTCGCGCAGGGTTGCGGCAATTTCTTTACGCGATGGTTTCA